TACCTGCTATTGAAGCTGTACTTTGAAGGTGTGCTGCACCTACTACTGTTACAGTGCTATTAAATATTGCTGCACCTACAGCAGTTACAGTTCCACCTACATGCAAGTTTCCACCTACTGTAGCATTGTTAACAGAGACGTTTCCACTAATTGGCACATTTGTAAGATTAGACCCATCTCCATAGTAAGAAGAAGCACATACTCTTGCATTAGCGGCTTGGACATTAGCGCCAGCAATAGTAACTGTACTTGCAAAATTTGCTGCTCCGCCTACACTAAGAGTTGATGCAAGACTTACTGCCCCAGCTACTGTTACTGTTCCACCAAGATTAGTATTACCACTTACAGAGACATCATCTTTAAATGTACCTGCACCAACAACTGTGACAGTAGAGGAAAAAGTTGCACCACCTGTAATACCAAGAGTTTCACCAACATTAAGGAAACCTGCAATAGAAACACTATCTGGAAGATTACCAATAGAAGCAGCAACACCTGTAATATTAGAACCATCACCATAAAATGCAGCAGCGGTTACATTGCCAACAACATGTACATTACCACTTACTGATACATTGGTTGCAAAGTTAGCTACACCCTCAACATCAAGTACTCCACCAATACAAGCAGATGTTCTCACATCAAGGCGACCACTGACTGATACATCATTGCTAAAGTCAGTCTTGGAAGTAAATCCAGCAGCGCCAGCTACATTAAATGTACCACCAACTGATACATTATTTTTTAGGGCTGCTGCATTTTCTACTGTAACTGTAGATTTAAAAGTAGCTGCACCAACAGCAGTTACGGTGCTTTGAAATTGTGCTGCACCAACTACAGTTACCGTACTGGCAAACTGTGCAGCCCCCGCAACGGACAGACTTGACTGTAGATGTGCCGCACCAGCAACTGTGGCAGTACCACCTACATAAAGATTACCACCCACTGTGGCATTGCTTACTGATATATTACCAGCAATTGTTGCAGTTACACCACTAAGGTTTGAGCCATCGCCATAAAAAGAACTTGCACATACTTTGTCATCTACATGAAGATTTCCATCCAGAGATACAGCACCACCCACACCCAATGCACCAGTAATCTGTACTGCATTAGTAGCTACCTTTAAAGCAGTGTTAACACCATCGCCTGTCTGCACTGCTTTCAGAGAAGTGTCTACACCAGTATTGCTAGTTGAAGAACTAACAAGTATAATCTGTTTATATGTGTTTGATATTAGTTGGCTTGTTAAGTCGCTCATATTAGATTCCAATACTTATCTGTTGATCCCCATGCGGTACTGGCCTGACTCCATGTAAGATTACGCCCACCTGTATCGGGACGAGGATTAAGAATAGCTGGATTATCTCTTACATCAGGCACATGATTTTGAGGATGATTCTTCAGATCAAACTGTCCTTCAAAGTCTTCTGGGCATACCAGCATCCCATAACTGTTCATTCGCATAACACGATGTGGATACACAAATCCACATGTATCACACATAGCAAGTGCGTTCTTAGTACTAGCCACTAGATATACCTTAGTCTTGGCACAACACGCATTGAAGCTCTTTCTCTATCTTCCTGCATAGCTCTTGCAAGACACTCTTCATAATTTGCCTTCAACATTTGTATACGACCAGCATCTACACCAAATCTTTTCATTGACATGTAATAAGATAGTCCAGCAGTAAGACATGGTAAAAATCTTTTAGGAACATCAGCATTCTGTTCTGCTGATTTATTTACATCTGTAAGCTCACTAAATACTTCAACCTTTAAAACATCTGTGGAGTTCTCAGGAATAGGCCAGACAGACATGACAGGGTTGTCTTTACCTCTTCTAATAGAATACTGAGATGATCTTCCAGTTTGTGTTTTATTAGGAATAAGCAAAAACTCTTCAGGTGTTATACGTTCTAGTTTAATATCAGTATTATCTCTATTAAGAACAACTTCAAGAGCATCTATAGTAGAAGAAGATAGATCATAAGAAGTAGTACTTGCAGTCACAGTAAAAGACGATACACTTGTAGTCCATAATAGTATACCACGGTTTTGCCAATCTCGCAACATTAAATTTATAGATCGACGTGCAGAAGCAGGTTCATGACCAAGAGTATCTTCACCCCCGATCATCTCCATTGCTTCTTGTATAACCTCGTCTATGTCAAGGTTAAAGTCATATGTTCCTGAAGTAGTCATTATTTTTTAAACCTTTCATAAGCATAAGCAAGAAATCCTGCCATAATACCTGTAGCTACTGCTTCATAAAAAAAGTCACCAAAGTGTGTTGGGTGTACAATATAATCACTTATTGATGTAAATAAACCAACTATCCATGCTACTATAAAAGTAGACATATTTTTATTAAACTTTACTAAAAATAAACCTGTTGCTATTCCTGTTATTGTGGCTGTTTTAGAAGCAACAAAAGCATGGTTTAAAGATAAAGATAAAAAGTTACCTTGTACCATCATAGTACAACAAGATATACAAGCTTGTATCCATGCTTCTGAAAATTTATTTAAAAACTTTTTCAACTTACGTTCTAAACCTTTTTGTTTTAGCTGCTATCTTTTTGGGCTGCTTCACGAACTGCTTCCCGGCAGCAGTTCCTTTTCTCTTTGCTTTAGTGGTCGCTGCATATTCCTTTGACGACAGGGACTTGATTGCTTTCTCCGGTAAATATCTTTCTCCCGTTTTGCCAGATGGTTTTCCCGACTTGGTTTTCCATTTTTGCTTGCTCCACTTTGAAAGTTTATTAGTAGACTTTTTCTTACCGCTATAAGTTCCACCAGAATCTTTGTAATACTTAACAGCAAGCTGCATAGCTCTGGCAGAGTGCTTACCACCCATCTTACGCTTTGCTCTGGCCTTTGCCGCTGCCCACTTCTTTGGGTCACGTTTAGTGGCTGTGCCGCCTTTCTTACGTTTAATCATTTCTTATGTATCTTCTGAACTTCAAAGCTTGCTTTCTTTGAAGCACCTTTATGTGCTACATAGCCACCAGTAGGATTCTTCATAAGTTTAAATCCTTTACCAGATTTCATCCAGTGAAATCCTTTGGGAGCATCTACTGCTTTTTTCATTAACATCTCCATCTTTTACGAGCTTGTCTAAGTCTGCTATTAGGATTCTTAGCAGCCTTTGGAAACTTCTTCATCTGTCCAGCAGACCTTGCACAGTATGACTTACGTCTTGATGCACGTTTGCCTGTAGGTTTCTTTTCAGTTACAGCAGTCTTTAACTTAGAACCGGGATTCTGCTTACGATATTTAGCAACACCCTTCTTAGTCATACCAGCACCAGACTTGGTAGGACGCTTCATGCCCCTGCCAATAGTGATGCCCTTCATATTACTGGGTTTTCTTTTTTGCTTTACTGCCATATGTGTACCTAAACTTTTTTCCTATATAGTTACAAAGACTATTTATATATTCATTAAAATCTTTATAGTCTTCTTTATTAGGTCTAGTAGCTGAATAATCTATTAAAGTATAATCATCATATCCTTCTTGAACAGATTTATTATACTGTTTTAAAAATTCTTTAGTAACCACGAAGAGCCTTACCGTAGCCTCGTACTTGTCCACCCATACGACGCCGGACTTTACCACCATACTTTTTAATCTCAAAGCCACTTGAAATTAGTTCTTCAAGTTCCTTACCAGTAGGCATCATCTCACGACCTCTGCCGCCCATGCCCATCTCTTCGCCTACCATACTGGCAGGAGGAGCATACTCTCCTCTGCGGCGTTGTCCTGTTCTCTTCTGACGAGCATATGTCTCAGGAGACATTTCTCTTTTTTTAGGTGTAGGTACTTTGGAAAGCAACGGACCTTGTTCTACTTCTTGTCCTCTAGGACCAGTAGCACGGCGTCGAGGAAGGATGTCTGATCCTAATGCATCTTCTTTCATTTCTTTTTTCTGCTGCGCCATAAGACCTTGCAGTTCTTTATTATCTTTGGAACTACGTTTTACCACAGGCTTTTTCTTTTTCTTTGGCTTGTTAGCATCTTTAGCTTCTTTAATAAATCTTTTCTGTTGAGCATCTGAAAGTTTTTTAAAGTCAGTAAGCTTCATCTTAGCTTCTTTAGCACCCATCTTCTGTTCAGGTGATGCTGCTTTAACGCCTCTGGCCTTACGTTTACGACCACGTTTACTTACAAGTTTTCTTACTGCCGCAACCATATCAAATCTCC